GTTTTTAAGTGCCTGACGCGTAGTAAACTTTTTTCTAAGGTTACTCTATAATATGGACGGTTTCAACCTCGCAGAACTCGTTAAGCGTGCCATCAAGTACCTCATCGAGGGCTTGTTTGTCGCAATCGCCGCATTCGCCATCCCTAAGAAGTCTCTGGCTCTCGATGAGGTCGCTTTGATCGCCCTCACCGCCGCCGCTACCTTCTGTATCCTCGATGTGTACGTGCCAAGCATGAGCTCCCAGGCCCGCAGTGGCGCCGGGTTCGGCATTGGTGCCAACCTCGTCGGCTTCCCAACTGGAATGTAAGTAGATAAGCAACATGTTTAATGTCTCTAGTTCAACATTTTGCATACTCAGACAGTGGAAATGAACTCCCAGTTTAGCTCGGCGCATATGTTCTTCCAAATTGCATCTTGCTCAATCCGCTTTTCTCTGTCCTTCAACATCGGGAAGAAAGGCAGAAACTGCCGCTGGTCCAACAGCTCACAAAGCTTGTACACCGTATAGTAGTAATTCAAGAAGTTCACCCTGTCTTCTGGGCAGTACTTGGCATAGGGCGCCTGTATCTCCATGAAAAGACTGCACAGCCTCTCCTCGAGCTCAGGACTCATAACCGGGGGCTTGATACCGAGCTTGTCTTTGATGAAGGGGATGTGTTCATAGTACTTGTTGTACCCAAGCTTCTTTAGGATCTCCTTGGCCCGTTTGTTGGTCACCTGGTGCATCTCGATTCGCTCTTTCTTGATCTGTCGCTGGATACTTTCAAGGACCTCATCTGGTATCTGTGTAGTCTCCTTCGCCTGAAACTGAGCAAGAATCTCGCGGAAATGATTGATTCTCTTGTATGCATAGCAGCAAACCTCCTTTGGGGGTTCCTTATAAGAAGGCTTCTCATTCTCTATCAGATAGCGAACACTACGTGAGCAATGTGTGCAAACCATGATGCCCTCATGCTCGACTGGAATGAGTTCTCCTTTATGGCATACCTGGCACACATCTGTCTCTGCAACGTAGTTCTCCATATCAACGAATGTCTCATCAACATTGGCCAAATACTGCTGTACAGTGTTCCTTTCGTCTGCTTCCGCCGCTTCGCTCTCTCCCTGCACATTAAAGAACGCATTCAGGGTGGTCGTCCTGTTTTCGCCGGAAGCGATCTTCTTTTTGGATTCGAAGTATTCGAACACATAGCGGGAATTGGCTAGGTAGTACTCCGTTTTGGCCTTGGAAATAGACTTGATCTGCTCTCGCACTACTTTCAGCCTATCTATAAGCTCTAGCCGCACATCTACGCCAACACCACCTTCTCTGATCCTGGATTTCAATGATTCTTTCTCCGCAATCAAGCCAGGTAATACAACCGTCTCATCGTGTGATAGGCCCTCTAAGATCTGCCTATGTTTGCTATCCAAAGTGGTAGCAGCCTTCTCTGATACGACGATTTTCTTACTATTCTTGGGCTTGAAGTTGGGCATAGCCTGTTCTATGGTGAGATAACACCTTTGTTTAATACTTCTTCGCATGAAATCGTTTAGATGCATGCCATCTTTTCTACATCAGAGTAATGGAACCCAACAAGGATATAGTAATCAAGAGGGGCACTCGGCTCAAAGGTCTCGATGACCAGATGGTAAACAAGATGATATTCCTTTATAATGCCGTGGACAAAGGATGGACTGTTCACAAGAAAGGGGACAAGTACATATTTGTCAAGAAGCATGAAGGTAAGCGCGAAATCTTTCAAGACTCCTTCTTGGAGAGGTTTGTAGAGGACAACTTTGCATTCCCTTCGTAGGGATTTCCTCAAATTATTTTCTTTAGCAATACTATAACCATGGGAGGTGGACTTATGCAGCTTGTAGCCTACGGTGCACAGGACGTGTACCTGACCGGTAATCCCCAGATCACTTTCTGGAAGGTGACCTACCGTCGCCACACTAACTTCGCGATGGAGTCCATCGAGCAGACATTCAACGGCCAGGCCGATTTCGGTCGCCGTGTGACCTGCACTATCAGCCGCAATGGTGACTTGGCCTACCGCACCTACTTCCAGGTGACTTTGCCCGAGATCAACCAGAGCATGAAGGGCTCCGGCGCCGATGCTGAGGGCGTATACGCACGCTGGTTGGACTTCCCCGGCGAGCAGATGATCGCCCAGGTCGAGGTTGAGGTTGGTGGCCAGCGCATCGATCGCCAATACGGTGACTGGATGCACATCTGGAACCAGCTTACCCTTACCTCTGAGCAACAGCGCGGGTACTACAAGATGGTCGGTAACACCACTCAGCTTACCTACCTGATTGACCCCAGCTTCGCCAACGTGGATGGCCCTTGCGACAGCAGCGCCCCTCGCCAGGTGTGCGCTCCCCGCAACGCTCTCCCTGAGACCACCCTTTACGTGCCATTCCAGTTCTGGTACTGCCGTAACCCCGGTCTCGCTCTGCCCCTGATCGCTCTTCAGTACCACGAGGTCAAGATCAACCTTGACATCCGCCCCATTGATGAGTGCCTGTGGGCCGTGAAGAGCTTGAACTGCTCCAGCGGTTCCGCCAAGGCCGTGACCCCCTACAACCAGTCCCTGGTTGCGGCTTCCCTGTACGTCGACTACGTGTTCTTGGACACTGATGAGCGCCGCAGGATGGCCCAGAACCCCCACGAGTACTTGATCGAGCAGCTCCAGTTCACTGGTGACGAGTCTGTTGGTTCCTCTTCCAACAAGATCCGCCTCAACTTGAACCACCCCGTCAAGGAGTTGGTGTGGGTTGTGCAGCCCGACAAGAACGTCGACTACTGCGGTTCCCTCGAGTGCAACTCCCTGTTGTACAAGATCCTTGGTGCCCAGCCCTTCAACTACACCGATGCCGTTGACGCTCTGCCCAACGCACTCCACGCCTTCGCTGGCCCTCAGTCCATTGGCGCCTCCGCCTCTGACTACATTGGTGTGTCTGGCCTCTTCTACGATGCCGGTGCCGCTGACGTGACTGCCTCTGCCTACTGGAACTACTCTGTCGCCGGTGGTGAGACTGCCTTCATTGATCAGAACCAGGCCGCTGGTGCCTTCAACGCTGGCAACCCTGTGTCTTCACAGACCAACGGTGACCCCACCTCGTCCGTGTCTGACGCTGGCTCCTTCGTGCTGGCCGAGACCGCCTTGGACCTCCACTGCTGGGGTGAGAACCCGGTTGTGACCGCCAAGCTCCAGCTCAACGGTCAGGACCGCTTCTCCGAGCGTGAGGGCTCCTACTTCGACTTGGTGCAGCCCTACCAGCACCACACCCGCAACCCGGACACTGGTATCAACGTGTACTCCTTCGCCCTGCGCCCTGAGGAGCACCAGCCATCCGGCACTTGCAACTTCTCCCGCATCGACAACGCCACCTTGCAGCTCGTGCTCTCCAACGCCACCGTTGAGGGTACCAACACCGCCAAGGTCCGTGTCTACGCCACCAACTACAACGTGTTCCGCGTGATGAGTGGTATGGGCGGTCTCGCCTACAGCAACTAAGCATAACGCTTAGCAGCCTAAGGTCATTAACTATTGAATCATCTCAGCTTGTGCTGATATGATTATTGGTCTCTACATAAAGGCAATTCGCCCACACTTTGTAACAATGACGCAGCCGCTTAATCATACGCAAGGCGATGACATCGACGATAACGAATTGGAGGAGAAGATGCAATCTATCATGTCTTCCGTTAGATGCAATCCATATTTTGCGGTGTGCCTCCTTCAGATGTCTGCTTGGCGGGAGTTTCACTCTCTCAACAGGGAAGAGTTCAAAGAACGAGTTACTCTCCTTGATGATAGATACGCCAGGTACGCAAAATACACCGATTTCATACAGATTTCCATCATTGTGCTTGCAGCTATAGCAGCATTCATGCAGGCTGGCAGTGCCGCCCTCTCAATCAGCAGCATATGGATACAATTTGTCGGGCTCATCATCTCTACTTACACCGGACTGGTCCTATCTATTGCCAAATACAAGAAGTTCGACGAGCGGAAGGAGGAAATCCATAGTCTCAGGCATCAGTGCGCCGATTTCGTCACAGACATCGGAGCTAGGGATGACAGGCTCAACACAATGTGTAACGAGAAGATGTGGGCTACCTCTATGCCGAATGAATATGGCGTCCAACCTGGGATGATCGAAGTATGGTCTGCCGAGCATGCGGATATGTTTAATGGTATAAAGCCCCTTATTAACAAGAAGCAGACTCTGGTCAATTCATTTGAGAAGGTTATTGACACCAATGATCTAGCTGAGCTTGTGGTCGCCGCAAAGGCAAAGCAGCTAGCTACTAAGAAGGAGAAGTTGGATTTAGACAAGCAGTTCTTGGAGCATTCTAAGGACACTGCCGAGTATTTGAGAGAGAAGGGTAAACTTTATCAGAAGAAGAAGCCGAAGCTGTCGGCAGAGGCAGCTCCCCGTAACTTCAATATGTTCCAGGTCATGCAAAACAACCAGTTGCAGTCGGGAATGTCAGGCATGCAGTATAGGCTACCGCCACAGTCCTATTCAGCACCCAGTCCCATGTCTGCCCCGGCCGCGTATCAGCCTTATCATCCTATACCTATTCCTGTTGCGCAGCCACCACCCGATGTGAGGCCGGCCCCTGTGTCAAACCAGGGTTCAGTGCAAGGATCAGCGCAAGGATCAGTGCAAGGATCAGTGCAAGGATCTGCTCAAGGATCAGCACAAGTATCAGGAAGAACATCCCCTATTGCAGGAATTAAGTTTGGTGGTGGTCCTCCGATCACCGTTCCTCTCTATAAAGAGGACAGCGGGAGAGACAGTCCAGTCGGTGTCGAGCTAGAGGTTAGAGAACCAACGGATCTTGCTAGGGCTCTTGGCGATGAAACAGACGACGTTATTATCGAGACGGTTGAAAGCAGCCTGGACGATGAAGTCCCAGCAGGCGCTCATACTTCAGAAGCTAGTGACCCGGATGGCAATAACTCTTCTTCTTCTGCTGTCTAGGTGCATCAAAAAGATTCTATTGATATAAACTAGATGGACAGGTGCGTGCAAACCTTTGAAGAATACGTTGCCAGCGGATTTGATATGAGTGTAAAACCGATGCCATCAGGTGAAGCAATGATATATGTCATATCTCTGGAGCCTAAAGCGGGAAGCGGCGCTCTCCAATGCTCCCACGGCGATCATGGACATGACCATGGTGAGGCATCGATCTCGGCCGAAATGGTAATTGACTCAGATGACGGCAAGAAAGTTGCTAGTATTTCCACTGTTGTCGTGGGCTGTTGGTCCCATGGTCCAGCCAGTTTGGCAGGCGCCGACCTAAAAGGATGTGGTGTTGGCACTATGCTGATGCTTGTATGTGAGTGTATCGCCCTCGCCGCTGGTGCTGACGAGATCACCCTTGATGATGACAGTGGAATATCTGGATTCTACGAGTCTCTGGGATACGATAGACCCGATGGGGACGAAGTAATGGTGAAGACGCCTGATGAATCTGAATGGAAGATGCGTGTTGGGAAGCTGATTTCTAAGATAGAGACGCTAGTTGAGGCAGGGAAATGCAGTGATATATGGAAAGATGATGAGGCTTTTGGCCCAGGCAAACGTGGTAGGCGTAATGGGAGTGATGATGGCAGTCATCCGCTTAAACGATAGCCATGCTATTGATTATCATGGATATCGTTAGATCTTTGTCGGGAATCCCGTATCTACAGAAGAAAATCGCTATTGATG